TGGGATAGTGAGCCAAAGAAACTAATCTATTCAAATAAAATGCTATATGCGTTTATATATCATGGAGCTGATTATGCTTTATGGACAAAAAGAGCAACGCAAACTATGGATTCAAAAGAGTGGACTGAAGTTAGTTCATTGCTTGATGTGCCTATGTTTTCATATCTTGAACTGAGAAAGTATGCAAAAGCAATAGGTTGGATAAATGAAGATAATCACAATTGGTTAATAGAGAGGTAGGTTAAAATGAATATTAATAAACTATCAGAATGGCTAGAAAAAAGTGGATTAGTAGCCTTAACAGGTACTGATTTAGAACTTGTTAAAGACTACATAGATGACAAGTGTATAATCATAATACCAACAAAATATTTTAATGAGGCTAATGCAGATTTAGCTTCATCACACATAGAAGAAACACACGAAAGGAGAAAGTAATGGAATATAAGTCAATACAAATACCTATAACAGAAGAAGATATAAGAATGTTCCAAGAGTTAGTACATCATGGTAGAGAGCCATTTATGTGGACATTTGATAATGTAAATGTTGAATTTATAAAAGAAGAAGAAGAGGAGGAAAATGATGAATAAAAAACAAAAAAAGATGATTATGGACGAAGTTGGAGCTTATCATGATATTGTTTCAGACTATAAAGATATTTTTACAGAAATAAATAATATACTTGATTATTCAATACCAAAAGAGCAATTTATTTTAGATGGATTACAATCTATTACAGATGGTTTTGAAGAAGAAATTAATGAATCATTATCATTAATACATAAAATACAGGAGGTAAAATGAGAGTACCAGACTACAGAGAAATGAGAGATATGCTATCTTTTAGGGAAGCAGAAGATATGACATACAGAGACATACAAGAAATATTATTGTTTGGAACTAAGCCATATGCAGAGATTTCAGATGATGATATTATGGATATGTTTATAGCAACATTTGGAACAGCTTATATACCAAAGAAAAAAGTAAAGGAGACTAAATGATAGAAACATTATTAATATTTTTTATTTTTTTCTTACTTACTGAAGCAATAATTAATTCACTAAAATAAATGTTGTTTATTAACTTAAGCATTAATAAGATGTATAACAATATGTGGGGTAATTACTTAGATTGCCCTACATATACAAAAAAAAAGGAGAGTAATTAAATAATGAGAAATCTTGAGAATCAAGACCAGAATAAAACAAAAAAGAACGTAATCATAACAAATATGGATAAGAATCTTTGGAATAAATTCAAAGGAACGTGCTATTCTCGTGGAACTTCCATGAATAAAGCTATAGCAGAGCTTATCGAATCATTTGTTTCTGAAAATTAGGAGAATCCTTGAAATATAAATGTCCTGTTGATGTAGAATCTATCTACAACGACCATATTGTAAGAAAAAATGAAGAAAACTACAAAGAAAGATATGATGGTAAAGAAAACCATTATCATGCTTCTGGAGCGGGTATTTGTTCAAGGAAGTTGTATTACGAATCTGTTGAAGTAATCCCTACTACAAACCCAGCTAATGAAAAATCATCTAGAATTATGCGTTTAGGTACAATTGTACATGATGATTTGCAACAAGCTCTTTCCGATACTACTATATATAGTAATACTATAAGTAGTAATACTACATATGAAGAATCTATATATAGTAAAGAAAAAGATATATATAATATACAAAAAGAAACTTTTAAATATCATATTGAGGGCGAAGTGTTTATTGAATCTTTAAACGTTAGAGGTTTTTATGATTTAGTGGCGGTAAGTGATGTTGATGGTAGTGTTCATTTGATTGATTTTAAAACTATGGCTAGCTATTCTTGGTCAAGAAAGTTTGGCTATAAGAATAAAGACCCACATGCTTCTGTGCATCAAGAATTGCAATTAGCTACTTATGGGTTAGCTATAAAAGAAAAATTTGGTAGACTTGATAGTATGTGGTTGTACTATTATAATAAAGACAATTCACAAATGAGGTCTTACCAAGTTCCAATGCATATGCTCGATAGGGCAAAAGCATTTTGGGCTAACGTAAACGAAGAACATAAAAAAGGTCTTCCAATGTTTAGAGAAAAGATAAGTCCTGTAGAAGATTGGGCTTGTAACTATTGTAGATTTCTAGACCATTGTAAACCACCTTTTTTTAAGAAAAAGTAAAGGAGATAAACGTGAGTGTATTTCAAAAACTAAAAGACGTTGACATCTCTAAATTAGCAGAGCAAAAAGGTAAGTTTGATTACTTGTCTTGGGCGCATGCTGTAAGAGAGATGTTAAAAGTATTTCCAGAGGCAACTTGGGAAGTACACGAATATGATAGTATGCCTTATATGCAAACAACTACAGGCTACTATGTAAAAGTAAGTGTAACGATTGATGATATTACAAGAACTCAGATACATCCTGTTCTTGATAATAAGAATCAGACTATTGATACACCTAATGCTTTTCAAATAAACACATCAATTCAAAGGTGTTTAGCAAAGGCAATAGCATTACATGGTCTTGGTCTTTCATTGTTTGCTGGTGAGGATTTACCAGATAACATAACAGATAAGCAAGAAAAAGAGTTTACTAAGCTTGCTAATCAAGTTAAAGATGAAAAAGCTAAAAAGGCTATGTTAAGCGCTCTTGATAGCGGTAGAATAAACGAATCAAACTATGCAAAAAGTTTGGAACATTGTAAAACAATCATAAAAAAACAAAAAGAAGGAGATAAGTAATGGCTACTGAAACAGCTAAAATGTTTGACGACATGTTAAATGATACAGAAAGTTTCTTTGTTCCAGGCGAAGAGACAGATACAAAACCTAAGAACGCACCAAATGTAAGAGGTGAGTTTTATGGTCATATGCAAAATGCAACAAGTAGAGAAGTAGAGTGGACAAAAGATGGTAAAACTTTTAAGGCTTTAGTTTATAACTACGAGTTTGTTGTTGATGCTAAAAACTCAGAACAGTCCTATGAAGGTAAAAATGGGGAGATTAAAGGTGAAGAGTATGTTGGTAGAACTTACAGGTCTAATGGTATTTTTAGATTCTTAGAGCCTCAAAAAGGTGATAAATTTGAATCAAATTCTACAGGCAACAAAAGATATTTTCAGTTTTGTGAAACTATCGGTGTAGAGATACCTAGAAAAGTGGTTAAAATGAAAGGACAAGATGTTGAAGTCCAAGTATTACCGCCACTTAAAGGAACTGATATTGATGGTGCGCCTGCTGTAGCACTTATAGATGCTGGAAAACCATACAAAAACAAAGAAGGTGAAGAGAGAACACCTTTTATTGTTAAATTCGTAAAACAGTGGGAAGGAGGTGTTAAGAAAGATGCAGACATCCCATTCTAAAAGAAGATACAGAAAAGTAGGATGGCCTAGAGAGCTGATTATCAACACCTTATATGGTTTTGGTATGAAAGGCAGAAGAATAAGTAAAATTGTTGGTGTATCACAAGCAACAGTTTATAGACATATAAAAAGATAATAATATGGGAGACTTTGTATATCGTGAGAATACATGGGGGGTTTTAATGCGGTCCTCTCTACCGCAGTTCTTTTCCGCCTTTCAAGTCTCCCTTTTTTAAAAGGAGAAAATTATGCAGTGTTGGCATTGTAGTTCAGAATTGATTTGGGGAGGAGACCATGATTATGAGGATTATGGAAAGGAAGGCGAAGGAATAGTAAGTAATTTCAGTTGTCCAGATTGTGATTCATATTACGAGTGTTATTTACCATTAGGAGGTCAAGATGATAAAATGGATTAATGTTTTTACTTGGGGCGGAATAACAGTTGTAAGTTTTGCAATTTGGGCAGTAATAATATTATTTATAATTAATTTATTAAACTAAAAGGAAAAAAATGAAAAATAAAAAAAATAGTACTTGGAAAAAAATACAAAAAATAAGGGAAGAATTAGAGAAAAGTCCTAATGGATGGCCTTTATGTAAAATAGTAGGAGCTGAATACATTAATACAAGAGTGTACAAAAGGATGCGTAATGAATAGAAATGAAATGAAAAGTCTTATGAGCAGTATTATGGATAAAATCTCAGAGACAAGAGATGCAGGCCAGAAAGAATATGCAAGAGACTTAGATAATGTTTTTGCTAACTTTGAGAGAGTTGCATCTTTTGTAGGTGTAAACAGGGAGAAGGTTTTGTTAACGTATATGACAAAACATGTAGACGGATTGTGTGCTTATGCGGATGGGCATCAATCCCAAAGGGAGAATGTTAGGGGTAGACTTACAGATATTATAGTTTATTGTGTATTGATGTGGGGAATGGTTGAGGATAATGAAAATCCAATGAGCGATGAGTCTGCTCCAGGTATTAGCACAAACCTTGAGTTTAAAGATTAAGAAATGCAATCATTGTGAAAAAATATATAAAATATCCGATTTTAGTTGGAAGATTAAGAGACTCGATAAGAGAAGTAACAAGTGTAAACAATGCACAAATAAGTACTCTAGAAAACATTATCTTAAACATGGGGAAAAATATAAAAGAAGTAATAAAATTAATACTGAAAAGTATAAAAGGGAAAGGAGAGATTTAGTTTATGAATTTAAGCTTAGTAATCCTTGTACTTCTTGTGGTGAAAGCAACCCTATCGTCCTGGAATTTCACCATCTTAACCCGAAAGAGAAAAGAAATGATGTATCGAATATGGCTTCGCATGGATATTCGGTCAAAAGTATTGAAGAAGAAATCGAAAAATGTATTATACTATGCGCAAACTGTCATAGAAAAAAAACAGCCAAGCAACAAAATTGGCACTCACACAAACGTAAAGAAAGAGGTAAGGCATGGGAAGAGCAATAGATATGGAAAACGATATTTCCAAACTGAAACAGGAAGTATCAGAACTAAAAAAAGTATTACAAGAAATATTAAATGAGGTAAAAAAAGATGAAAAGAAAAAAACCAACGTCAAAGGAAGTACAAACAGTAATAGAAAAGTTAATACTGGAACTGTCAAGTCTAAACCAGATGATAACGGGTCTGACTAATGCTTTTATGGAGTATATAGATTTTAAGAAAGATACTAAAAAGTTTGAAGATTATTTAATAAAGAAGGAGAAACCTAGTGTTAGAAAAAAAAGTTCTAGAAAAAATACTAGCAGAAAATAGCTGGGGTCTATATTTGAAAGGTAGACCGCTTGAAGAAATTAATACCAATGTAGGTGTTATTTATAAAATATGTGAAGTGTCAACAGAAAAATTAGTTGATGAATATAATGAACATGTTATAAATATGAAAAATGAACAACTGAAGAAAATGCAAAAAGAAGAATAAAAAAAAGGAGATAAAATGCAGGAGATAGCTGATGTGACCACAGAAGATGTGGTTTTAGGGAGTGTTATCTTTTACCCAAAAGAATATAGTAGAGTAGCTCAATATATACCAGATAGAAAAGTTTTTACACAAATAAAGGCTAAAAATTTGTGGGACAAACTTACTAAAATGATTAAAGAAGGAAAAAGTATAGACATTCCTCTTTTATGTGCTTCATTAACAAATGAAGATAATTTAAATGGTATAACAACTTCGTATATTTTAGATATAACTGGAGATGTGTGTGGTATGGGTATGATGGAACCATATGCTCAGATGATATACGAAAAGTATTTGCTTAGAAAAACAATAGAAGCGACAGAAAATATAAAAAAAGATGCGCTTCATAAAGGTGGTGATGTATACACACTAATAAACGAAGCACATTCTCTTATGGGAGAGTTGATAAGAGTTAGGCCTGGTGAAAAGTTTACTATAGATAAAGCAATGACTGATACCCTTAACACTATGCAAGAGGGTAATAAAAAGATGATTAAAACAGGTTACAAAGAAATTGACAGTTTAGCAGGAGGGCTTACAAGAGGAGAGATAACAATAGTTGGGGGTAGACCAGGTCATGGTAAGACAACTTTTCTTGTCAACCTCTTAGCCTCTCTTGTTAAAGGTGGATATAAAGTAGCTATGTTTAATAGAGAGTTACCTAACAGTGAAGTAATTAAGAAATTAATATGTATTGAAAACCCAAGACTTAATTATAGAGATGTTAGAAAAGGTATAGTAGATAAAAGTAATATTGGTTTTATTGAAGAACTAAAAAAAGCTTCCAGGAAAATAGCTGATATATATGGTGAAGATAGATTCATTATGTTTGACAATATTAGAGACTTACCTAAAACTGCATCTGAAGTTAAAAAGTTTGAACCAGACGTTATTATAGATGATTATATACAGCTTGTAACTCCAAGTGGTAAAGAAACTGAAAGAAGATTACAACTTGAACGTATTTGTAATGAGTATAAATGGTTAGCTAAAGAAACAAAATGTGCAGTAATACTTGCTTCTCAGCTTAACAGGTCATTAGAATCACGAACTAAGGAAGCTAGAAGACCTCAATTGTCTGACTTAGCTGAATCTGGAGCTATAGAGCAGGTAGCAGAGAATGTTTTCTTTGTTTACTACTCTTATAAGGTTGACCCTTCTATGCACTCTAAAAACGAAATTAGACTAATTGCAAGTAAGGTTAGGTATGGAGAGTCTTCTGAAATAACCCTTAACTATAATGGCGATATTTGTACTATTTATGACAATTGGACAATACCGCATGCAAAGGAGCTAGATGTTACAAAAGAATTACCGTTTTAAAACCTATATAGGTATAGACCCAGGAAAATCTGGAGGCATATGTTCTATTGAAGATAATAAATTAAGAGCGAATAAGTGTCCAGATTCTGTGCAAGGTATGGCAGAATTATTTAAAGATATATTACAAGATACTTCTCCTAAAGATGTGTTTTTGTATATAGAAAAAGTATGGGCTATGCCACATGATGGTAAGAGTTCGATATTTACTTTCGGACAAAACTATGGCCAATGGGAGGGGGTTATTGCATCATTTAACATAATCCCTATTTATGTAACCCCTTCCGTTTGGATGAGACACCACGAAGTACAAAAGGGATTGAAAAAACAAGAAAGAAAAAACATACTTAAACAAATGGCGCAAGAATTTATTAATTCAAATAACTATATGTCATATCAATGGAAAGGAGTCGCTACTTTAGCTACTGCTGATGCAATTATGATAGCGAAATACGCAATTGCTAAAACTGACTGATATATATGATGTTTTTGGAGACCTTAGTTTATTAACAGATGACGGAAGGAAAATACCATTGGATTACGAAGAAATGAAAAAGTTTGACCTTGATTTAAAATTTGGACAAATGGGAGAAAAATTTGTAGAAGATTTGCAAAATGGCAACACTATGATTGAGGTAAAAACAGAGAGAGATATATGGAAAAATACAGGCAATATAGCTATAGAAATAAGATGTAGCGGGAAACCTAGTGGCATATCTACTACAGGTTCTGCTATATGGATTCACTTACTGTCTGATAACGGAAAAATTGTAGGTGGATATATATTTAGTGTAGATTATTTAAAACAAAAGATAATAGACCTTAAAAAAGAAGGTAGATTAAAGCTCATAATGGGCGGTGATTTTAATGTTAGTCAAATGGCATTAATACCTAGAACAGAATTATTTTAATTTAATTTTCTTAAGATAAGACTGTAAAACTTTTTCGTCCATTTTAAAATCAAAATTTTTCATTAAGTCACCTATGCCTCTTTTTCTTTTAAAATATTGCCAAGATTTTTCATAATCTTTTATTTTTTTATAATATTCAAGGTAAGTTTTAGCAGTTATTTTTTTATGCTCATCACTTAATGTCAGAAAAAATGATTCAAATGGAGTTATTTTATAATCATTATTAGGGTCTACAGAATAAGGTATAGGGTTTAAATCTTTTAATTTTGTTTTAATTATGGCAGCTGCTTCTTTTAAAGCGGCTTGCTCACTTAATCCTTTACCTAACCCGTCACTAACTTTTCCTAAATATGCTAGTGTAAGCTCTTCAAGAAACTCTTGTTTTGTTCCTGTGTTAAACACAGTTCTAAGTTTTCTAAAATACATACTTGACTCAGTTGCTTCATAATCTTCACGACCTTTAAAAGAATGTTTTTTGTTGTAATTTCTATTCCAAACTTGAATTTGTTTAGAGTTAGCATTATACGGATTCATTAATTGATTTTTAATTTTATAGTATTGATTATAACTAGATACAGTGGAACGTAACCATTCAACACCAGCATCTTCAACAGACATTTTCTGTTCACCAAAAAATGTATTAGCAAAATCAGAATTTATTTTATTAGCTCCAGATTGCGTTAACACTTGCAATAAAGATAAAGTTCTTTTATAGTTTTGGGTCATTGCAGCTTCATTTACTAAATTGTCTTGCATACTAAACCATGACTCTTTGTATGGGCTTAAAAATTCTGAACCAATACCTAAAAATTCTCCATTATACATAGTGGCCCAAAATGATGTCCACCAATCTGTATTCTCTACATTAGCAGTAGATTGATTAAATAAAGCTTTCATCACAGCTATTCTTGCCACACCTTTTAAATATGTTCCACCTAAAAATAAACCTGTTCTTAAAAAATGCTTATGTTTTAGATTGTATTTCATTAGCTCCATATTATTCATGGATGTACTCATAGCTATTTTTTTATACATAAGTAAAGGTTTTACTAATTTAAAATTAGTCCATCCAGCGCTCATTGATTCTACAGTAGTTCCTGCAGTTTTTATATTACCTACTAGTTCTGCTTTTCTAAATGAATTTTTAATTACTCTTTTAACAATAGGAACATCATTACCTTTTAAAATTGATGGGTTTGGGTCTAATCCATATTTTTTTAACACAGCAATATCGCCATTAGACAATTCATAAAAACTTTTAAGCCTGTCAACAGCATATTTATGCCTTTTTGATGTTTCTGGTAATATATTTAAATGTTCTGTTAATCTTTGCATTTCCATACCACTAGCTAATCTAGCCCAAGTACGAGCAAAAGATTCTGTAAATGGCATACCACCTCTTTTAAATAGCCACTCTGAAGCATTTCTTAATCTTTGACTTACACCTGTAGCTTTTTCTACTTTTTTACCAAGTAAATTAAATTGACCTGGTTTATAGCCTAATAAACCTATACTAGAAACAGCACCTGCATCTTCAGTAGCAATTCTTTCTGCTAAATTAAATGATTTAACAAAGCTTTTAGCAACATCCATTATCTTATATGCCATTACCATCTGTTTGCTTTGCTCCATTATATTCCAAGTACCTGTTAAAGGAATTAAACCACCAAGCTGTAATCTCATTAAAGTAGCTGTATATTCTCTTGTAATACCAGTAATTGTAGGTAAAACATCTTGAGTTGTAGATGACCCTGTTCTTTCCATCATACCGTCTTTGATTATTCTTTGTATTTTTTGCCCAAATTTTCCTTTTACACCTAAAGTTTTAGATGCTTGCCCAAGCATAGCTGCAACATCACCAGTCCCTGAATACCCTTTTAAACCTACAGCCCATGGCGCATATTCCATATTTGCAAGAAGCTTAGCCATTCCTGTTGAGTAAGGCATCATTAAACTTTCAAAATTGTTATCAAAAACTTTTATTTTTTCACCTTTTTCACCTTTAATAGTTTGTTCAAATTGAAATTTGTTTCTAGTTATTAAATTCTTAACAGTCATTTTACCAGACCCGAAATCAACTGCGGTATACATCTCAATTCTAGCTCTATCTATACCCATTTCTAAAAATTTATTTACTAATTTAGTTTTTTCTGCAGTAGTAGCTTTTGTATATTTATCTCCGTATTTTATTTTTGCCATATCTATAGCATATTCTCTACCAACTTTTTGTATTTTTTTAGCACTTTGCACACTTTGCGGGCTATAAAATTCACCAAACGCATCTGAAAATCTTATAGGTATATAAAATCCTTTTTTAGTTTTATTTAAAAAATTAATACCATTTTCTTTTATAAACGCTTCTCTTGCTCCAATTTTAGGAAATTGCATATCAATAAGAGTAGAAAATTCTCTTACATAATGCTTCATAACTCCTTCTTTAAAAAAATACATTAATTCACCTTGAAGAGTTCCTTTTTTTGTTACTGGGTCCCAATTAATACCTTCATTAAAATACTCTGTTTGTCCTGTTTTTTTGTTTTTCTTAGTCTTAACTATAAAAGCTTTTTTAATAAACTTCAAAGCTTTTGCTTTGTCAGCTTTGTCTACTGTAGGGTCATTTAATCTTTTAAATGCACCATTTTTATCACTTGACTCTAATAAACCAAATACTTCTTCAACAGCTTTCCAGCTTTTAGATATTTGTTTTCTAGCCTTACTAAACATAGGGTAACCTCTACCTTCTGCTCTTGCAATAAAACCATTCAGTCTTCCAATATGACTTTGTTCAGCAGTTAAATGAGTTGAAACCCATTTATGAAGTTTATCTAATTTTAAATATTTTGCTACTCTGTTAAATCCAACAAGTCCTGATTGTGCAGATAATTTTAATTTATTAAATGTAGTTGAGGTCATTCTGCCACTAACATCTTTAGCGTTTAAAGTTTCTGCTATATCGTTATTAATTTTAGGTCTAGCACCTTTAAGGTCTTGAGCTTGATATACAATATCTTTCCAATCTCTTAACAATCCTATAGAAGCATTTACAACGTCTGTTTGCCCATTTAACTCAAACCATTCTTTTTCTTGTTTAGATGTTATATCTGTACTTTTCTTGTATTGTTTTATTTTAGAATTAATTTTTAATCTTTCAATAATATCTTTATTTCCTACAATAGCTTGGTAATCAACTTTTTGAAGTTCATTTATTATTTTTACAGCTTCAGGTCCGCCTACCATATTTATATCTTTACCTACTACTTCAGCCTCTAACAATAGTTGTTCTACCAAAGCTTCTTTGCTAGATTTATTTAATTTATATCGTTTAGCATATAAATCTATCTGTTTTTTAGCCATATCAACTAAATCACTAGGACTTATGTTTTTGTCAACAGTCATAAACTGCATTTTACCTTTTGATTCTTGAGTAAAACTCATTAAAGGTATTTCTTTTAAGTTTCTATTGTATATTTTTTGCCCAAACAGGTCAAATAATTCATTGTCTTTAAGTTCACTTACATCTTTAAAATATGTTTTAATATTAGTATATACACGTTTAGCCCAATCAGTCATTCTGTTAAAAAATGTCTTATCTACAAGCCTGCCTGAAACAATTTCGCCCATTTTAACAGCAGTAGCTTCTTCAATAGCTCTATCTCTAGCTTCTTTAGGGTTCATTTTATCTTCTGTAATATATTTTTTATACCACTTTTTAAATTCTTTAGTTTTTACAATTCTACGCTCAATCTCACGCATAAGACCTGAAGCTTCTTTGCCTAATTTTTTACCTTTATTAGTTTTAGATATAGCTCTTAATGTTTTTATAATAGGGTGAATCATGCCATGAACAGCAGCCTCTATAGGAGCGCCTTGTCTTACTTTTACTTCAAGACCAACAACAGTTTCTAGTACATTTTCTGGAAGACGTTCACCTTTATCACCTTTAAGTTTACTTTTATTTAGTTCAACTGTTAATTCAGGATATTTATTAGCAAATTTTTCTTTAAATCTAGATACTTCAGAACGAGTAGCTTCAGGCCTAACTGGTTTACCAGGCTCTACTGTCATTCTTTCTTGTTTTCCTAATTCTTGTAATTTTTTAAGTTTTTCTTCCCATACAGATAACTGACTTTTTTGTTTAGTTTTCTTACCTAACCTAAAATCTCTAAATTCTTTAAATTGTTTAATAAAATCTTTTTCTACATATGATTGTTGTACAGTTTTTCCACGACCAGTAAGTTCTGTAGCAAATAATTCTAACTTTGTGCTAGAAGCATCAGTTTCAATAGTATTTCTAAAGCTTTTAACTGTAAACTCTTTTTGCTCTCCAAATAAATTTATTTTTAAATCTTTCATTATTTCTTTTATAATAGGATTGTGGTTAACTATCTTTCCACTTCTATTTGAAATAAGAATATTATTAGGGTTTTTCCCTTCTGCAATCTTTACAAGTCTATTAAAAAGATTTGGCAATACGTCTTTTAAGGGATATTCTGAGTATACCCTTACTCCTGCTTGTTTTTTTGCTGCACTTAATTTAATTGTTCCGTTTGAAATATTTAAATCTGATACTTTTAAGTGTTGCAATACATCTGTACTTCTTCTACCAAACCAGTAAAGCAATTCAACAGCCGCTTTTGCTTCTCTCGGATTTGTATTGGACACTGTTTTGTCATAACTTTCAATTTTATCAAAAAGTTTAACTTGTTCTGGGGTATCAATTGTTGCTCTATCTTTACCTACTGTGGGTACCCTAAGTGTTGTAGCTACACCCTTAGCATCCATATACATATCAGAAAATGCAACAGCTTTTGCTCCTCCTGCTTTTCCGCCATAAAAAGCTGCTACTATATCTTGGTATGGCTTCATTACATGAGCTTTCTGAGTATCTAAACCGCCTTTAGATTTAGAAGACATCACAAAATTACTAAATATAGTTGTATTAGCCTCATTTATATTGTAACGATTTTTTTCTAAGTATTTAAAAAATTTAAATAATTTCTGAACATTTCCTGGGGAATTTAAATTCCTTGGTTTTAAAAACTGCTCTATTCCGATAACAGCCATTTTTTTATTTGTGTCACTTAAATTAACTTCTTTTAATAGCTGATTATTAGCCTTTCCTTCTTTAGTTTTTGCTATTGCACCTTTAGGCGTTTTTGAATCAATATTTATTTTCTCTAGGTCTACTTGGTTAGCTTTATCAATAATTTCAGCTGTTTGTTCTCCAGACTTTTTGGTAGCATCCCTTAAACTTCTAAGGTTTTTAATAGTTGCTTCCCCATTACCCTTAACAACTCTACTTTCTATTTCTTGTTTCCACTCTGGTAATGTCATTCTTTTGCTAAGTGTTAACCCAATCAACTCATCTCTAAGGCTTTGTATTTGCTGCTCAGGACTTTTTCTTTCTACAACTTCCTTTAATATTTTTTCAGCTTTGGTTAATTGTTTGTTATTAAAGCCTATTATTTCTTCAAGACTTGATGCTTTTATTCTTTTTACAACTTCATCTTGTTTAGATTTTTCTAGATTTCTAGTTTTATCAGCCAATTCTCTTGCTCTTGTTTTAAGACCTTCTTTACTAGCATGTACAGGTTTATACACATTATCATTAAATGATTGAAATGTTTCGTCTGTTCTTTTTACTAAAGATTCAAGTTGCTTTTTTTTATCTTTTATAAATTTATTTTTTTCTTTTACTGAAAGTTTTGACCAAGCAAGAGCGTCTTTACTTTTGTTTTGGTTGTACAAGTCTTTTATGTTCGCTGTAAAAGATTTGTTATTTTCTGGTAAAAGTCTTTCTGACAATACTTGTTTAACTACATGTAAAGTATTATAAGAAGTAAGTACGTTTTCTTTTTGCTCTCTAGTTAAGCTTTCAAGTTTAAAATCAGGAGCTTCCATTAGCTTTTTTAATTTTTGAGCTTCGCTAACAGCATTATTAATAAAATTATCTACCTCATAATCTATAGATGACTTTTTAGATAGTTTTATTTTTTCTTCATTACTAAGTGTTCTAAAAAACTTTTCTACTTCATTAGGAGGTAATATTTCATTTAAAGTTTTCTTTGCATTATTAATAGTTTCATTGGATATATTATTTTTAATGTCTTTATCCAAATTCTTAGAATTTTTGTATGTTTTATACTCTTGTCCAGCTGACCCTAATAAACCCATTGTAGTTTTAAGTCCAGCTACAGTAACAGTACCATGCATAAAATCATGCCACACTGTATCAAAATCTGTGTTTCCATTTTCATCTTTAGGTACACCTTCAATAACATATGGTAAATTACCAAAAATAAAACCTTCAATAGGTGCTGCAGGTATTCCTGCTGTTGTTTTTGGGAATCTTACCGCTAAATCTGCAAGACGTTTATTAAAGTTTGAGTTGCTTTTTTGAAGCTTACTTGTTCCATCTCCAATCATTTTAGAAAGTCCTGGAGCAACTCCAGCAGTTATTCCACCTAATACAGTTCCTTTAATACCTTCGTACAAACCTTCTGAAATAACTTTTCCTGGGCTTACAGTACCTTCAAATGCTCCTGTTTCAGGATTGTATGCAGATGTACCATCATCATTAGTTTTTCTTTGATTTACAGCACTATGTACAGTTCCTGCGGCAGCACTAAAAGCACCTATAGATGCCATACTTGCAGGTGCGCCCTCAACCCAGTCTGCTACATAATTAGAATAAGGAGTATTTTTTTTCCTTTGACTTGTTGCAAATTTTTGAACATTTGATTTAGCCCATTTATCTTGAAACCAATTTTGCGCACCGTCAGATAGGGCTACTTTAGGAACAACCTTTTTACCAACTAACTTTGTTCCAGTAGTAGTAAAAATTTTACCCAAACCACCTGATAAACCCCAAATTGCTAAATCAGCTACATTACCTTGACCTAATATCCATGCTCCAACTTCTTGAAAAACATTTAAATCTTCAGCATATTCTTCTGGAGTTATAATTTTACCCGTTTCTTTATCTTGCAATTGATAGCCAGATTTTCCAGTTAAAATCATTCTACTTAAGTCAGCAGTTCCTTGAGTGGCTGCGTAACGCAAATAATTAGAGTCAAATATATCTCCAAGCGCTCCTGCCAAATTAAATTCTGCAACCCATTTTTTTGGATTATCGGTAGTTATAATTTTACCTTGGTTACTGTCTTGTCTTTGCTGTATTTGGACCTTTTCTTGCTGTTCTCTTCTTGCTTCAAATATATCTTCGGGAGGCTCAAATTCAGCGTCTGGATTACCTGTCATTTGTTGAGGATTTACATTTTTATATAAATATTTATACAACAAATCATCATCAGGGAGTCTTCTGCTTAAATTGGGGTTTTGTTCTCTTACCTGTTTTATAACATTTTGGTAGTCTAAATATGGCATATATTTCCTATATTATTTATCTAAAATTTCCAATATTGACCTTTTTTAATTCTTTTTGCCATATTTTTATTAGCTACTGTATTAAGCCAAGTGTTCATATCTACATCGTTAAGCAAAGATTGTTGTTTTGCAAGCTCGTTTTCCAAAGATTTTATTTCTACAGAAAGTTTATTTTTTTGTTTTGTTTCAACATCTTTATTGAAGCTTGTCATTCGACCTAAACTTGCTTTCCTATTTTTAATTTTATCTTTAATATCAGATATTTTATCTTTAGTTTTGTCTTGAAAATTTGCAAATGCTGGTACTGCTTGTTTTAATTGTTTTTCATTTAATGCAGGCTGCTCAACAGACTCTTTTGGAACTACTTTATTTATAGCATCATTAGCTCTTTTTAAAGATTGTAATTTAACAAAATTAGTATCAGAAGTTGAATTGTTAAAAATTTCCATAAGTTCAGCTTTTATACGCTCTACATTTGATTTAGTTAAATTGCCTGATATATTAATACCTAACTTTTGAAAATCATCTTTATTTTCTAATTCTACTAAATTTTCATTATTTTTTATTGGGGTTTCTTCTACTGGTGTTTCTACTACTGGTGTTTCTTCTACTGTTTCTTCTTTACTATCAACTTTAAATTGACTTTTAATACTTCCTGGATATATTATACTAGCGCTATTTTTAGAATCCCAAGTAAAAGGACTCCAAAAATCAAACCTAGTTCTTAATTGGTCATATTCTGTATTTAAAGATATAGAAGTACTATTTGCTTCAGCTATCAAATTATCATACACTCTTTTTATTTTTTCTGGCATCTCTTCAAATTCTCCGTCTGCTCCAACAAAACCACCGTTTTTTTCCACATCTTCATAATCTTGTGCAGTGTATTCATCAAGAGCTTGATTTAATTCTGTGTCTGAAGTATCTTTATTTTCTTCTAAATAATTTAAAATCCATGCGTTTTCACCATCATCAGTATCTTTTAAAGCTATACGCAACTTGTCAGTTTTTTTTGTTTTTAAAGAACTAGTAAGTTTATTATTAGAAGTAATGCTTCTTTCTAAATTATTTATTCTACTAGTAGCATTTTCAAGAACAACCTGTCTGTAATTGTCTAAAGACTCATTTGTTAATCCACCATTTTGAGCTATATACACAAATTCATCTTCAGATATAACATTGTTTAACCTTGAATCGTATAAATTGTAAAACATATTTTGAGTTTTTTGATAATCAGCTTGAGCTTTTCTTGATGCTTGATTATTTTTTTTAGGAATTAATTCACCTTTAGCACCTACAGTAAATAACTGTCTTTGGTAGTTTGATAATTTTGATTGAGTTTCATTAAACCAATCTATACCTTTAGCATTTATTTCATCTAAAAATGCCATGTTAGGATTTCCATTTGCATCAGTATAATTGGCTTGATTAAATATATCAGTATTCATAAAATCATTATTAAAAGTTAATAAAGAGTTTTCATACTCAGTATTAGACTGTGACATTGATTCGTGAACATTTTCTAAAAGATTAGCTTGAGTAGTTAATGTTGGAGTTCCTATGCTTCTTGCAGAACTTGTAGCATTTTTTATTTGATTTCCAATTTTTTGATAATCATCACCAGAAAGAAATTGTGAACCATTAGTCAACATAGTCATTAAATCATTCATTTCATTGCTAGAGTTAGTTCTTCTTCTGTCTTGATTTTTTTGAAAAGCACCACCAACTTTCATAGCTAAATCAACAGTTTGAACTAGCCTGTCCATTGGGTCTTTGCCTAATCCTAAATCTACATTTGCTCCTGCAGGTAATACTTTAACCACTTATTAACCTCCTTGTTGTTGACTAATAAGTTTAGAATAATCATCTAATTGACCATATAAATTTTGCATAGCTGCACTTCTTTGCTCACCTACATTTCCATAAATATCTTGAACGCCAGATTCAAATGCTAATTCAGCTGCTTCTTGCCCAGCTGCTCTGCCTCCATAACCTGCAAAACCACCTCCAGCTGATTGTGCTGTTTGCCTTCTAGAAACTAATGTATCTGCTAAAGAACCTCTTTGTTCAGCAATTTGTCCAGCATAACTGCCAGTATCTAAAGCTCTAAGACTAGAAAGTTTTGCAGTTGAAGCCATTGATGAGTCGTAACCAGTTACACCAGCTAATTTAAAACCTTCAGCTAGTGATTGTGAAGAAAAAGGATTAATCCCAAAAGCGGCACTTTTATGTACAAAATATTTGCTATTTTCTGGGTTATCAAACTCTGAATCCATTAATTTATAGGTGCTATCTTTATATTCGTCAGACATTAAAATATCAGCTAATTCTTCAGTAGGTTCATAGCCCATTTCTCTAATTTCTTTAAATCTTCTATACCTATGTTCTCCTTCACCCCACCCTGGTAAAAACTCATCTGATGTTAATGCATAAGTTTTAGGGCTGAAAGTTGCAGAAACATTGCTTTGGAATCCTGCAGGTATTAATCTATCTAATAATGACATATTCTTCCTTTTAAATTAATTTTTAGTAAAACTTAGGTGCACTTGCACGAGGCATGCTTCCTTCTTCAGTTTGAGAGAAATATTGTCTAGCTAACTGTTCAGCTATAGTTGTTGCGCCAGCGCCTAAAGGACCTGTTAAATTATTAATTTTTAACATATCATTTGTATAAGGTACACTCATACCTCCTACTTTACTTGTTAAATCTGCAATTTTATTTGAAAAAGCACTAGATTGCATGCCAGCTGAGCTACTTGATATAGACTCTAAACCACTTTTACCTACTATTGATTCACCTGCAGCTTGAAATCTACGAGAAGGTGCATTCATTATATTTTGCTCTATATTAGCAAATAAATTATTTAAAGGTTTACCACTTTCTAACCCTTCAGGAATATAATTCATTGTTTGATTTTGCAGATTGTTTATAGCAACATTTCCTGCTTTTTTACCCGCTTCTTTAGCAGCTATTTCTGCAAATGGTATTCCTTGAGCAACTTCTACTAAACCAGGAATTAAAGATAAACCACCAATAATTGCACCCATTTGTTTTTGTGATTCTAAGGATTTGCCTACTTGAGATTGAGAACTCATTAAACCGCCTGTAAGATAATTTTCTAAAAATGTTCCTTTATATTTTGCGCTAGGAGCAGTTCTCATTTTTTTAACATCTTTAATTTGTTGTTTTTTTAAATTTTGTGTTTTTCTTAAATCAGCTGCGTTCATAGCAAGAGCTGCAGCTGGACCAACACCAGGAATAGCACTTAAAGCTATGCTAGTTAATGTTTTTATTAAACCTGCATTTTTCCCAAATTTTGCAAAAAGACCACCTTGTTTTTTGATTTTAGCTTGCATTTTTTCAATTTTTTCTTTTAACTCATTAGTAGCTTCTACAGCCTGATTATCAAACATTCTTTGTCTTGATTTTTCTTGAGCTATATTCCTAACGCCACTAAATTGTTCTTCTAATGAAAAAGGTGTTACCATTATTCTCCTTACAGTTCTATGTGTAATTTATAAAAATTAATTAAATATTCATAATAAATACTTTTTAATATTCCAAGTGTTTTATTATCCTGCATCTGCAGCTCCTGTTGGGTTGCTTAATGAAAACCAGTGTGAGCCATTGCAGTATAATGTATATCCTCCATACCCTACAACTCTTTCATCAGCACCTGTAGTTAAATAAATATCTTGTGAACCACCACCCTCAGTGTGTTCTAATTGTAAAAAATTATTAGTAGAAGTTTTAACTATGTGTAATATTTGTCCTTCTATTCCACCAGTAAAGCCTCCTATAGTTACATTATTGCTAATTGTATTTACTCTTAAAACAGAAACTCCTGCAACATCTACATTATTAGTAGGGCCTGCAGTAGAATGAGTACTATGTTTATAAGATATTGCTCCCTGTAAATTAACTCCATTAGCATCTAAATTAAATACAGAATTATCAGAAAATGAACCTCCAGTATCTATTTTAAATCTAGCATCTGAAGTAGACCCATCTGCTTTTAAATGGTCATAACCCATTATAAATTTACTATTTACTTGTTCGTTAAATCTTACTATTGAATCATCTCCTTTGCTCATCATAAGTACACTAGCTTGTTCTGTAGCATCTGGTGGGTTTAATTGCGTAACAATTATTAAACCATTTGACTCTAAATAATGTGAAGAAGAAGATGAGTCATAATAAAATTGGCCCCACCCTTTTCCAGAAGAATTATTGGTTCCAGTATCAAATGGAACAGATTGTAATTTACCATCTGCAGTATCAGTTGAATTTCTAAAAGCTATGTTTCCTGATTTATTTTGTATACCAACTGCTGATGTCCCACCTGCCTGTCTTAATAACAATTTATCTACAACAGGGGTATTATTTGTTTTAGTAGATAATCTTTTAACTTCGTCTTCTAACCTTCTAACAGTAGATGCTATTTGTCTTAAATCTATACCAAGGTCTAAACTATGCCATTTATTAGATTCTTTTACATATAATTTTAAACCTTTTCTAGATGAGCGTATAGTCATGTCTCCATTTTGCCCTTCAAGACGTTGTGGAGTACCTTTACCTATAGTTATTCCTCTTGACTGTTTAATAGCCATTATTTAATACTTTTTTCTCTATACACTATACTTATATCGTTTATTTGAAATGATGAATGTATGTACCCTAAATCGTATGCAGTTGATGTTGTTACACTTGTAGCTAGTGCTGTATTTAATGTAGCAACTTTAGTGTCACCAACATAATTAATAATTTTTCTTATTTGTCCTTGACCAGGTCCACTGTAAAAAAATATAGGCATACCATTATAAAAATCATCAACAGCGCTTGTGCCACTTTTTAATTGGACTTGATTTGTTTCTGGGGAGGCTACAACTTTACCTACATGACCTGCGTCTGCATGGCTAAACTGTAAAGCTATAGAATATACATTATTGATACTAGATGTTGGCTTTAAAGCTACCGTTATCCATTCATTTGAAGGAGACCCAGCATTATATGAATCAAAGCCTGTTGCGCCAGAATAATATGTTGTATTTGAAAAATTTCCTGTAAAACTATTAGAACCATTAATTGCGTAGTTTAATTTAATACCTGACATGTAACTTTGACACTTAAATGTTACATATATTTTATAAATCTTTTTTCTTCTACTAGGCCCAGAATATGTACTTGTACCAGTAACTGTTCTTGTTAAATCAAAATCTTTTGTTCTTAGTTTAAATTTTTCTGCAGCTTTTGTATGGTTCCATAAATCTCTAGGCGAATCATCCCATACAGATATGTTTCCTAATGAAGCTGTTTGGTCTGTAGATGTATACATAATAAGACCACCATTACGAGACATAATCATATTACTTCTAAATATATTAGTAGGTTCTACAGGTAAATTATTATCAGAACCTTCGCTCATCAATACTAACGGTTGCCCAGGAATAGTAGAAGCAGCATCTGAACCAGTTTGCGGAACAGTAAACATATTTGTTATTGGTACATCCAATCTTAATAAATTAAAAGGTTTACTTGATTCGTCATTGCTAGCCATTATAACTCGCTTTCTGTATTACCTGTAATAGTGTCTGTTGGATTAGAAAGTGAATACCAATTAAATAAATTATCATGTTGTGTTATTGCTCCAGTAGAAATATCATAAATATAACCACTACTTGCAGCACCTGATATATTAGTTGTTAAAATAATTAATTTATTAGATGATTTATCATATCCTGTTATAATTGGTCTTTTAAAATCTTCATTAGTTAACCAATTATTAATTGTAAATTTATTAGAACTAACATTACTTAATTTATTTCCATCATAAAAATAAATACCTTCTGAGTTTACCCAAAAAATACCACTAGGTGATTTTGCTATTTGTGAAGAGTTTTTAATACCCGCTCCAGACCATGTACCTATTAATTCTTCACCTTCTGATGTTACTTTTATTCCGTATGCTGTTTTTTGTTTAAATTGAATTAATTTATCTCCAATAGACTCTAAAGCTATAATGCTTTCGCCATCAGATGTAGCTACATCAATAAAATGTGTACCATCATCTGCAAATGTGTCAAATTTATCTATATCAGACTTTAACATTCTATCAGGAAATGTTTTGTCTGCAATTTTTAAATTGCCTATATAAACTTTTCTTTCGACTATTGCTGAAGTTTTATACCTTGCAGCTAAAGTAGTATCTGATTTATAACCATTTTCTGATTCATATGTTGATACTGGAGGAGTTTTAATTGAATCTCCAATAATATTGTTTGTTACTATAGCTCTGTTATCAGAAGAATTAATTTTATTCCAAGAATTAACAGTTCCATCAGATGAGTTAGGTATGTCTCCTAACCTTAAAATTTCTTCATCGCTATCTTTAGCATGCATTACATATGTGCCTTCTTTTAAGTCTACATTATACAACATTGTAAATTCATCTGCTAAACCACCACCAATAATGTCTACTTGTTTCATGTATATTCTAAAACCTTCAATACGTTCATTCCATGTATTATTAGGGGTAATCTCAAAATAACCACCTGTTTTTGAATTATTACATAAAAAAGCTAAATAGCTTTTAGCTACATTTTTTACTTGCCTTAAATCAAAAGCATTTGTATGTGACATTATTTCTAAATTCTTTTTTGTAACATTTATTGAATGAAACTGTACATTTTCTGTCCCATCAGCAAAATTTACAAAATGTATAGCTACAGGTACTGCTGAGTCTACGCTAGAGTGAGATGTTGCTATTCCTGAAAAATGAACAGTTCCTGTAAAAGTAGCTGAAGGAGCAGATATTGGTATTGGTGTACCTCCTGCAATTAATTGTCCTGGACCTATACCTACATATATTTTTATATCTGCAGTAGTCTCTACTTTACTATTAAAAGTTACTGCTCCTGAAACATAGTAGTCTGTGCCAGCTTGTACCGTATTATCAATATCTGTGTCATAAAATAACCAATCATTATCTGAGTCAATTTGAACTAATCCTGGCCCTATCCAATCACATCCATTTGTTTTTACTGCAGACAAATCAGAAGCAGAACCTGAACCAATATTGCTACCACTACCAGCTATAGATTGCCATTTAGGGTACGAACTTCCTATATTTAAAAATGTATTGTTAGGCTGTGTTAAATTTGGCGAATTATTTGTTAATCCTGTAGTAATGTTAGATTCTTGCAACGTAGAACCTCCACCATCATACAAAAATGACATTCCAAATATATATTTATTTTTTAAATTATCATCTATTATCTCATCTTCAAGTATAACTATTTCACTTCCAAGCTGCTCATATCCTACAGTATCAGTGTCTGCAGCAATTTTAACCTCACCAATTGCATCGCCAAATCCTACAATTTCGTGTACACCATTTAGTGGTACTCCAGACCCTTCAGCACCTTCTATAGATATAAATTTACCAATAGCAAAATTGTAAGTTGAAGATGTAACATCAACAGCAACATTTGGTATGGTTTCAGAAGCTAAAACAATAGTAATAACAGTTTCAGTACTTGTAGTGTCTGAAGCAATTGTGCTACCATCTTTAAGCCTTAAAGTTGCATTAGTTTCTACAGTATTTAATGAAATGCCAATATTTACTTTTTCAGGTTCTTCAGGGTATAAACCATTTGAATTAAGATTTGTACTATCAAATCCTAAAATATTTGTTTTAAAAACAGTTAAAGCATCATACTTAGGAGCTTCTGGAACTTGTATGTCTTGTACCCATCTATTAATATTTACGTTAGCGCCAGTTTTTTTAAGCATAGGTCTTTTAATATGACTTAATACTTTAGGAACATTTATTTTAAATATTTTAGCACCAGAATCATGGTTTTCTATTTTAGTTCCAAAACGTTTTCTTTCTACAGTAATTGTTTCGTTACTTATAGAAATAATTTTCATAACTTCTGAATCTATTTGTATATACTCATTTGCAATTAAACCATGCGTTGCTGCTGTAGCTATAACATCAACTGTAGCGTCAGAATTAATTGTAGTGTTAAGTGTAACTGTTAATTCTTCTTCACCAAAATTAGCGTCACAAACTCTTAACCCATTATCTGCTTTATAATAAATAGGTTTTACACCCTTTACATCTAATAAATTTTCACTATTACCATCAGTACCTGTGTTATGTACAGTTCCCATAGATATAATAGAATCTTTCCAGTTATCGTAATTGCCTTCTAATTTTTTATAATCTGTCCAAATATCTATTTCTGCACCATCATTAACACATATAAATTCTGTGTTAATTTGTTGAGGTTCAATTGTATTAGTTGTATCATTAAAATCATAATCATGCGTAAATGAAAATAACCCATGACCTGAAGATATAGGCGTTTCATTTTCAAATCTATTTTGACCGTCTTGGTTATCAGTAGGGCTAACAAGTGCATTTTCTGCGTTAACAGTTACAAAAGAAGATTTACCATCACCTGACATTACTATCCTACCTTGATTAGAAACATTAGCGTTAGTAATTTCTACTAATTCATTATTTTTTATATCTCTAGGGTCAGCTTTTTTATTAATACCACCTTCAAAATCTTTTATATGGTATACTTGTTTAGGCATTTAAAGTTTTTCTTGAATTGCAGTCTTTACTATGTCTTCCATTACATCATATATAGTATTTAAATGTTTTTCTTCTGTTTTTTCATTAATAAATGGAATGTTTATATTTTCATTTAATTTATCAACTAATTTTTTTTGAAGCTCATCAGTAAATATTTGTTCTACAATTTCATCTTTATATTTACTTACCATGTCTTTAATAAAACTCATTAATAACTCCTTTTCATACGCTTAGATGCGTCATTTACTTTTAAACCTTTTTTCTTAGCATAAGATTTTGCAGCCATTTTACCTTTAGCTGTGTAAGGGAATTTTTTCTTTCCTACTCCTGGCATAATACCTCCTAGTGTTGTTCGTATTTTCTGTTTTGTAAAAACTTTTCTTTAAGACCATTACCGCTTAATGCAGCAAGTATTTCTACTATTGCTCTATAACTTGCTTTTATATCTTTTTGTTCTAATTGCATTTGTTTTTGAGAGTCTATAAGCTTTATAACAATACCTTCAAACCTATCATTAGCATCGTCTAAATCTTTTTTTAAATCATCTTGAATCCAGTTGTTTTGTTTCCATATAAAATAACCAAATGCTACTGTCATGGCTAAAGGAACGCCAAATTGTTCTATTACTTGAAATATATCCATATTATAATTTAGGTACTGATAAAGACCTTACTCCGCTTTTTCTGTGAGGGTATTGTTTAATAGTTCTTTCATATTTATTTCTATAATATGCAGCTCTTTGTAAATCGCCTGTATCTTCTAATAATCTTGACTTAATATAATCTATAATAGATGCATGTAATGAAGTATCTAATCCTGAATTAGATTTTAAATCATCTGTTATTTGTTCTACTATACCATATTTAGAATGAGTATGTATGCGAAGTCCACTTGCTACATTACTTCCAGTATATGTATCATACTTATCTAAAGTTGTTTCTGTAGAGTCAACTGTATCATTTGATAATACTCTACATACTAAAGCTAATCTATCATCATCGTTATACCATGCAAAATAATTATTTGGAAAACTTCTTTTATCTGTAGCCATTTAAGCTCCTATACTGATGCTATAACCATTTCTAAATCTACGGTACCAGTTTCTGCGTCAGCTTGAATGTTTGTTAAGCTTCCAAAATTTGCAAAAGAAGAAGCATCCGCATCTTGAGTTGCGTTCATAACCGCTGTCATACCATTACCATTATCACCATTCCATATAAAACTTTGCCCATAATCAAGTTTAATAGATACTTCATCATTATCTTGATTTCTAAATGTTAATGCAACAAAAGCTGCGTCATCAAGATTGGTAAATCTTATATACCTTACATTAGCTGCAACATAATGTCCAGCAGAAGCTACAGCTGCACTAAATGTAGCTATTACAGCTTCAGTAGTAGTAATACTTAAGATTCTTTTTGTTATTTCAGAAATAGATGAAATTGTTTTTGTTGTTGTTCCACCTTGATTTTTTCCATTAAGCGTGATAGATTCTGATATAGAAACTGTCATTGTTGAGGCTGTTAATGTACTTGCCATTTCTTACTCCTATGTTAATGAATCAGACGATTCGTCTGTATCATCTTTTAATAATTTATGTGAATCTGCTAATAAAGGCACTTTCACATACCTATCGTTATTGTCCAAAATTTCAACTCTTGTTATATCTACAACAGAGTCATCTAGTTTATACCATCTTTGTTTTGAATTTAAATTTTGTATTTTTTCTGTAGTATAATGTTGCACTTTACCTGACATATCCATTAATGCGTCATTTATAAGTTGTAACATATACTGTTCGGGTTGTCTTCCCATTGTATACTCTACTTGTTGTACTAAATCTTTAACCTTCACGCTCACCTCCTTTAGCTACTTGTTGTTGAGGTTTATTTGAACCTATAGTTTGAACTGCTTGTGCATAATCTTGTTTTAAAGTTGTTATCATAGGAACATACAATTCTACATCTTCTTCTGCAGCAAGTAAATATTCAGCCATTTTAATTGCAGCATATAATACTACAATGTATTCCATATCATTAGATAAATTAGCTATAAGGCTATCGCCATGAGCTATTTGTGTAAGTGGTAAAAATAACACTTCTGCAGTTTGAACAGCAGTAGGGTCAGGGTAAACATTTAACACAGAATTTTTAATAAAATATACAGGGTCTGTTTCTCTTGAGTGCATTAAATCACTTGTATCGGTAACTCTTGATACCATTACTGGAGATATTTGTCTACACACTTGATTAAACCCTCTTGAATCTTTTCTTGTTACTGCCATTACAGGACCAACAGTATTAGTACTTAATGAAAGTGTAGAAGGAGAATTACTAAGCTCTGTATGTGTAACACATTCTAATAACTTTTCAGGAGGTAATACATTATATAGCTGTTTAAGACCATCTCTTAAAAATTGGTCCATAGCATTAGTATCTGTCGATATTGCTTCTCCTACCAAATCTTGTAATTGTTCATTAAATGTTGCCACTATCTGCTATTCCTATCTGCTATGTCTTGGTCCATTGTTTTTGTACTAAACTCTACTTGAGTTTGTCCACTCCATGTAGTTCTCATATTTACATAATTTTTTGTGTTATTGCGAAATAACTCTTTTTTATGCTTACAACTGTTTGGTTCTACCGTTTTTTTACAGTCTTTACAGTATACAAATATAGCCATTATATTTTATTTCTCCCAATTATTTTATACATCTATTCTCCTGTAAAAGTATTACTAGCTACTAGTGTTTGTGCTTCTGATTTAGTTAATACACTAAAGTTAGGATAAGCTAAACCATAACCTAATTCAATAAGCTCTGTTAGTACGCCATCTTTCATAGACCATTCACCTTTAATAATAACATAAGATTTATCGTGTGAATATCTAGGTGGACCTACTTTACCGCTAAATATAATATCAGTCCATGTAGGTGCTGACTTATAAGTTACTTCTTCAGTTTCTTCATTAACTGATTCTACTATAGGGTACAACCCTTTTATTTTAGCCCCAACAGCACTATCAAATGCACTGCTAGGTATACAAAAATACATTTCATAATGTGCCATTATTTGTGACTCCTTTTACCTGCTTTAAAGTTTCTCATTAACTCATTTGTGCTTAGAGCTTTACCGTTATATATTAAACAATCGTCAATTTGACCTGAAAATTGT